TGCCGTACCCGGACGAAGCTGCGTCTTCGTAAGACGAATAGCAACTGGTTCAAGTGAAGGAGGAACGATCAACTTACGACCACGGGCAAAAATCTTGATGCCAGCGATATCACGGAAGTTCTGACGGATAGAAACCATTGCGTTAAGCAAGGTTGCTTCGTTCAGATCGACCTGTACAGTTGGGGTATTAGCAATCGTCAGACCGCCATCAATAGGATGCGACGTGGAGCAGAGTGCCACACCGTCAGCGCCGATGGATGCATTGTACGTCGTTGCCGTGTTAAGCACGTTAGCGGCGTAAATTTCTTTGGTCTGATGGAAAGATTCAGTAAGGCCAAGGTTAGTTGGCTTGAACTGAGCCTTGTAGAGGTTATCGTCGATAGCCTTACGGGTGATCGCGTAGCCAAGTGCAATTTCGTTATGCTCTTGGTTGTACACGTAACGCTCACCAGCGGCGTTATCAAACTGAGTGTTACCACCTTCTTGCTTCAACTGAGCAAGACCAAGGTAACGCATTTCAGCGGTGCGTTCCAAAGCCATGTTTGACTTGGTGATTTCAAACACCTTGTCGTACTGGGAAGGAATCTGCGAATACTTGCCTTCAACTCCACGGAGGCCGGGGAGGAGAAGGTCACGGATTTGACTAAGATTAATAGCCATTTGAACTTACTCCTATTACGAGCCAGCCGTGAGACGGAAGGACTGGTTGTTGAATGCAACGATGATACGGTTGTATGCAGAGGTCGTATCCGTGCCATTTGCGCCCGGAGGTGCAGTGATGAGCGAAAGAATACGGAAAGCATACGTCGTAGACGTGCTGATGTTGGCTTGGTTAGCATAAGCCGTCGACTGACCAGTCAGAAGCTGATAAGCGGCTGGCGATGCAGGTGAGTTACCAGCGTAGTCAATGTTGGAATTGACCTGAGCCTGAGTAACCGCTGCGGAACCAGATGACTGAACGTTAAACGTAGCCTGTGGGTCTGCAATGACGTAAGCCGTAATAACCGTTCCGGTTGGAACAGTTGTGCTGGCGGGCCAATATGGCGACCAAGTTACTTTGTTAACGGACGAATTGTAAAATTCGCAACCGATGAAGACACCAAGAACGGCAGTCGTGCCGCCAGCGCCAGCGATAATATAACCGCCAGAAATCTGTACTGGGTCACCGGAGAAAATATTGGAAGAATAGCCAGATTGAATCTGATACGCCGACTGTCCTAGGGAACCAGTACGCCCGTCCAGAAATCCTGCAAGTACGAAACCATTGGGCGCAGAAGTGTTCGCCATAGGTTGCTCCTTTTCGGTAGACTACTTTCAGACGGCGCGTCTGCCTGTAATCAACGAGGGGAAGCCCACTACGGCGCGTAATGGAGTTGTAAACTTTCTATAACATTGGTTTAAACCCAATGCAATAGGCAATAAAAAAGGGGCCGAAGCCCCTTTTCTCACGTTCTTGGCACTTGCATTGGCTCGTAAGACTTACGAACCCCGGTCTGTTTCCTGTCACGTTCAAAGGTTCCGGCTGGGGCAATACCCAAAGCTTTTTCCTTTTGGTTAACAAGTTCACGGGCGGTCGCAAGTTCACGTCCCTGAGCAATATTGGTGATTTCCTTAGGGCGTTCCATAAGAATCATGCCCTTTTTGCGGATTGCACCGTTATGACCGATAGGCATCATGTCCGGATGACGGCGGGTATCCACTGGTTCCCAGCCGCCAGATCGCATTTCAAGCATATTCTGTTCATCTGTCATGCCAGCAATGGATTCACGTTTCCAATTGTAATCCCAACCTTCCGGAATTTTCCGTGGGTCAATGTAAAACTCGTCATACATCGACGGGTCCATTGAATCATCGTTCATTCTGGCCCGTAATTCATCCGCACGAAGGGCAGCTTCCCGTAAACCACGGGTTACAGGGGCCATACCTAGTTCGTCTTTGTTGGTTTCGCGTAATTCAGTCATGGTTTCTTCCGTTCTTTCAATAATTGGGGTTCTTGCTGGCCGTCCGGGGCCGCGTTTGACTGTTTCTGACATTAATTACCTCACAACATATTTTTTTGTTGGTAATATAACTTGCCTTCCAGATATTCTTCGTCAGTCATGTCCATATCACGGGCTGATTGACGCTCTGCTGGGGTCAAAGTCATAGTCACAGTCTGTCCAGAGCGGAGGTTTTGGGCAGAATTTGTCCTTGAAACAGGTGCCGCCGCCATAGCTTGGCGTTGACGAGTCTGTTGAACAGGTGTCCGGGCAGGTTCTGCGTCGTAAACCTTGCTTTCAATGTGTGCAAAATACTCCGGAGTGTCCGGTTGGATGCCCATTGCCGCTGTTTCATGGTGTGCAGCCGTCATAAGGGCTGTTTTTACCGGATCAGCAAGCACATCACGGTGCGAACGAAGCCAAGCTTGTGAAGTTGGGCTTTGTACGGACTGAATTTGCGCTTCAATTGGGTCAAGTTGCTGTTGTTCGTATCTTGGTTCAGGCTGTTTGCGTTGTTGTTCAAGCATTTGCTTTTCATAGCGCAGCTTTTCTTCAATAGCTTCTTTGCCTTGGGCCAATTGCATCAATCTGGATTCAGTCTGAGCCATTTGACGTTGCAATTTGGCGGCTTTATTGTAATCACCTTCCGCCAAAGTGGTTGCATAATCGCGTTCCAGCATCTCAGCATCGCGTTCAAAACTGGCAATTGCGTTAACAAATGCTGTTAACTGGTTGTCCTGAGCCTGAACTTGATACGTTTTGATTTCTTGCTGCGCTTTATGAGCATTTTTCTCTAATTCTATTTTTTGCCGACGAATTTCTTCGGCTTCCCGCTGTTTTTCGCTTAACTGGCGGCGTAAAAGTTCAACACCATCGTCTTCTTTGGGTTGTTTTTCTTCTACAACAGGGGCTTTTTCAATCGCACCAAGGTCAAATTCTTCCTGAATTGGCATTGACGTTGGTGCTTTAATTGTAATTTCTGCGGCTTCTAACTCTGCCATGTTAACCTCCTTAGAACGCCATATCTGGTTCAGGGATGACCATCTTAATTTGAACATCTTGAATTACATGGCATAGAACGCCATTGATGTTCAGCTTCCAACCGTCTGACGAACGAAGGACAATCCAATCGCCTTCATTCACGTTCTGCCCAGCAAAAGCGGTTTTGTCGTCATCCATAAACGCAATTGGACCTTTTTTCAGCACAAGAACTACTTTGCCCTGATATTCATCTTCTTTGCGGATGCCGTCTGAGAGGTAAAGGCCGGAGGCCGTGCGTTCTGGCCGTTTATATACAGCGCAGAGAATGTTGTTGTGCATTACCTTAATTTTGGAAATGTCACCTATAGCGTTTTTTAACTCCGCTGCGGGGTCAGCCGCGTGGAGCATTTTCATAGTAGCAGTCTTCATTGTTATCTCGCTTTTCTATCAATGCCGACAATGTCGTCCATCGTCTCTTTCGCCCAGATAAGTGCGTCGGATAATCCTTTTAAGTAACCGACGCGGTTTTTGTATTCCTCGTATGTTTGTGCAGAACCAGCCAAAATGCTCTCTGAATGGTTCTGCCTTTCCTCTTCAATGCGCTCCTCCAATTTGCGGTAGAGAAGCAGGTCAAGTGACGCCATAGAACTCCTTATTCAGTTCCGTCAGCAACAGGCCACTTTCTTTTTTCCAAACGACCAAGTCCGGACCCGGAACCATAATCTTTTTCTTGGTATTTTGGCATCTTGTTTCCTACACGACCGCCAGTTTTGCGGCCCATAGGAGGCATTCCTGCCCCACCCTTGGCGGCAAGAGCAGCCATGAGTTGCGGAGGAAGCCCACCACCCGCGCCCGGAGGCATAGGAGGCATACCACCGCCCTGAGGCATTGGTGGCATTTGTGGAGGCATAGGAGGCATCATTGGCGGGACAGGTGGCTGACCCATACCAACGCCAGCGCCCAATAGGCCTTGACCTTGTCCGCCAGATTGCGGAGAAATAATGATATTGACATTGGTTTTACCCTTTGTACGACCGCCAGTAGCCCGGTGAGGACGTGCTTTTGTTTCACCGCCCCAGCACTTTTCAGCGCGGCCACCTTTTTTCATTGGCTCATCACGGGTTGCTGGCACATTTGCTTTGCCTGACAATTTGTCAGCAGCCATGCGAATGCCTTTTTCACGCTTACCAATGGTTTGTTCCGTATCCATAATATCGCGTGGCGAATATGGACGGGAAGGAGAACCAGCCAACATGGATTTTAAATTGCCAAGATTTTGCTGATCTTTCCATTTACGATTGGCCGCAAGGTTTTCACGAGCGGCATCCATGTAACGGCTCATTGCGCCTCCACCCATTTTATGGGCGCGGTGCTTTAAAGCTTGCGGTTTAACCATTTGCTTGACCAATTTACGGTCTTCCGCCACGTCTGGGTGCTTTGCAGCGCCGCCAGATTTACGTGGCATTAGGCCCATGCTGGTTGCTGGACTCATAGAAATAGAGCCAATGCCGCCGCCTTTTGGAACGCTCATCTTAGATGACATGCCAGCGCCTTGCTTTTTATAAGCAATGGCCGCAGCTTGCTTCCTGCCCATGTGTCCGCCACGAGCGTAACCCGTTGTCTTTGAACCCAAATCAGACGTTTCATCTGGATGGTAAGCAGCGTATTCGTCTGCTACAGAGCGAGTAGGAGGCATAGGAACAGGCTCACGACGTTGGCCCGGATGCGGAAGTGGACCGCCAGCAGCCTTACGAGGTGCTTTGCCAAGGTTCTTGTGGGCTTTTGCGCCATGAACGTGGGCTACTTTGCCGCCACGTTTAAACCTTGACGGGGTAATAGGCATTTTTCCAGCATTGCCGCTATTCAACCCTTCAAAAGGGGAACCGCCGCGTTCGTCCGTGAACGAACTGCTGCCATCTTCTAATTTAAGGCCCATGCGCTGCATTTTTGCGGCTGATGCGGCTTTTGCTTCTTTCTTGTAATCGCTCATTTTAAACTCCTGCTGCGTCCAGCATTAAACGTTAGGGTTGTTAACTAACCCATGAATTTCAGGTTTAATAAACTGTTCCGCCATCGAAGCACTCTCTGGATGAACTGCAATTTCACGGGCCAGTTGCAACATGGCAATCCGTTCTTTGCTTTCTCTGTCAGCCGCATCGTTCTGAGCGTCAGAAACTGCATGGGCTTCCTTAACTTTAACTTCCGCCATTTTGGCCTGAGAGTCAATCATTTTGGCCTGAGCCATAATCATTGCAGGGTCTGGTTGCGGTGGAACAGGAGGTGCTGGTGGGACAAACAAGTCCATAGCATCTTCAATTCCAAGCATTGTCAAAATGCGCTCATCAACTTTCTTTGGGTCGTAAAGCTGAGGATTTGCAGTTTGCAATTGTTTAATTGCCATCGCCTTCTGGATCCTGACAGCATGAGACGGCGTATTAGGATCAGCAACCGGGACAAGATTGATATTGTCCAAGGCGGTTGTAAGGGTTTCAGGCGTCCATTGGTAAGACGGATATTTATTGTTTTCCCAAAACGCCTCAGGGCATTCTTTAAACAATTCTTTAAGAAGTTGGAACTCACGGGCCTGAGCCGCATGCATCCGTTTGTGAACCGCCGAAATTACCTTCTGGGCCTGTTCAATAAGGGCAATTGTGGTTCCGACAGGAGCCTCCGCATTTCCTTCGCCCACATTGGTTTCCGACGTAGAAGCCATGCGCTGGCCGCTGGTTTCAATTAATTGAAGCAGGTTAAGGAACTGGCCGTCAACGCTGCGGTAAGGCAATGGCATAACTGCCGACTGAATCGGCCCACCAGCCGTATCAATAGGCATACCGCCACCGGGAGGAACCCGGAACTCATTGGTATTCTGCCGTCCAGCCTGTTTTGCGTACAAAAAGCCGGGGAAGTTGGCGAACATGCCGTTGTCAATGCATAGCCGCCAGCCAGCGGTTAACGCCATTGTTGTATTGCCTACAAGATGAAGCAGACCCAAGCCATAAAACCCAAAGCCCGGAACAAATATATAGTCAACAAAGACCTGACGACGGAGAAACTGATCATCACCTTCTTTCCACCAACGGCGGATTTCCAAAATTTCTGAAGAAGTTTTGTCAATTGTTACGCGGTACGGAAGCTGAAGGCCAGTGGCTCCTTCATCATCTTCATGCTCGTATCCGGGAATGTCCAATTCGCAATAGCACTCGTAAATTTCACGGGGCTGATTGTCTGTGTTGGATAAATTACGCGGTATAACACCTTGTAATTGTTCAATTTTATCTTCCACAACATTATTTTTGGAAGGCTGTGCAGCCGATAATGGCACGTTGCGGTACATGCCAACCAATTGCAACCGTTTCAAGGTGCTTGGCGGCATTTTAATAACGTGCGTAATGCGTTGCGCTGAAGCTACGTTGGTTTCCGCATTGGAAACAATAATTTCAGGGATGCTGACAAATTCTGACACCGGGCGGCGGCAAATTGGGCAGTAATAAACCTTTTTAAAGGTTGTGCCGCCAAAGCCCAAAGCAAAGAACATACGTTCAGTGTCTGGATAATATTCGGACGCCGTGACCGTAAGGTAGTGGTTAAAGTCTTTTTCCAGTGCTTCTGCCTGAGCATTGATATTGGCGCTGTCCAAACCGTCATTGCGGATTTTTACAGGGCCACCCGATGGGAGCAACTCACCACGGGCATTGGCTTGGAACCGTACAATGGACTCCAAAAGAAGTGGGTGACGAACTGTTGCTTGTCCTTCAACAGCCGTCGACCCGTCCGTCGCATTGGACCGCGGCGTTTCAATCTTTGTACCCAGCAAATCCAAGCCCATAACGTATTGCTGAAGCAATTCTTGGCGGGATTCGTTGTCTTGTTCAATTAATCTGACTAGTTCATTGGCAATCTGACCAAGAGTGCTGTTGTCAATGTGAAGCGCCAGATTCTCATGGAAATCTTCGTTGCCTTCTTCCTCCGACTTCTGCGGGCCACCAAAAGAAATGGTCACGGAGCCGTCCGGGAGTTCAACTTTTACGTATGGAGACTTGGGGTTAACTTCCGTTTCCACGTCACCTTGGGCGGTCATATCCATGTCAAAGGCATCAAATTCGTCAGGACTATTGCCCAAAACGGGAACTTGACGAATGTTCATTGGTGCTAATGGCATGGGCTACACCGGGTACAATTGTTGATTGCGACTGGACTTGTATAGCATACTTTCGGTGCGTTCCGCTACTATCTCCACGGGTTTTTGTGCAAAGCCAATTAAACGCAAGTGGGTTAGGGCTTGGGTCATGCTATCAACCAAGTCGTCATGGGCGGCTTTTGGAAAAGCTTCGACCTGACTGATGACCATTTCCGCCCATTCCATGTCGGGGGCATAGATCATACCTTCGGAAAACAAATGCTGGATGGCATAGGCACGGGCAACTTTATCCCCCCGGCCCGGATCAACCAATTGAATGCCCCAATCTTCACGGGAAAAGTGCGTTCTGAGTTCCTGTGCAACCGAAATTCCAGCCGCCTTGGACTCAATAAGCAACTTGTCAATTTTAAAATCGTTGCACTCTTTAATGACTTTTTGCACCAGTTTTGGGAACTCCAGACGGTCCTGCCAAGCATGGATGAGCATAATCCGCCTATTGTCTTGGCGGTCTGTCCACACGCCCCAGACGGTCATGGCGCTGTAATCGTTTTCCTGTTTTGTGGTGTAGGCGGTATCAAGGGAGGCAATAACATATTCAAATGGCGGGAATACGTTCTTTGGCATGCCTTCTCTGCCGGAGACTGTTTCGTCCCACAAAACCCACCAGTCACGTTTGATAATGCCACCGCCCTTAGGACGGGGACGTTGTTGTAGCTGACCAGCGGCGGCAAAGGGGCCAAGGGCCGCCTCCAAAGAAGCTACTTCCGGTTCACCAAACCGTTCAGGAACCAGCAATTCTCCGTCCATACGGTCGTCTACAAACCATTGCGTGATGCATTGACGATCCGGTTCAAACCGCATTGGAAGGCACAAATGGGTCCATTCGCCCCTGTCTTTTGAAAGAACGTGGCCTGTAAGGTCGGATTCATGCAGCCGCTGCATAATAACAATGTACGCACCTGTCTTGGGGTCGTTCAAACGGGTAGACATGGATTGGTCCCACCATTCCAAAGTTCCTTGACGGACAAGGTCGGATTCTACTTCATTGGCGTTGTGCGGATCGTCGACCACGATGATAGAGCCACCTTCACCTGTCAGAGCGCCGTCGACCGATGTGGCTAGGCGGTAGCCGCCTTTGTCATTGTCAAACCGAACTTTGGTGTTTTGGTCGGAGGTAATTTTCATATGCCGCCCCCAGTACTTCCGGTAGAACGGACTTTCCAAAAGGCGGCGGGTTTTGATGCTGTCGCGGATGGAAAGGGACTGGGCGTAGGAGGCAAAAAGGAATTGTACGTGGGGTCCGGAAAGGGGTCCGGTGGTGGATTGCGCCCATGTCCATGCCGGGAAACATACGGACACCATAGAGGATTTGGATGTACGGGGCGGGACGTTGATGACCAGTCGGCGGATTTCTCCACGGGCAACTGCCTGAAGGTGGTCAGCTATAGCTTCCAGATGCCAGCCATATTTATACGGATTAGGGTCAATATACTTCCAAGCGTTCTCCACAAAGAGGACCATATCCTCTTCCATATCCAACCGTTGAAGTTCCTGAAGGGCTTCTTCGGGGTATTGCTGGATAGCGTGTTCTAAGTTTGCCGCCCGGAAAGCTTCATTCGTCATCCGCTATTTCCCCTTCAATGGTCAGGGGCTGTGGTTCTATTTTCTTCATAAGGCTTTCCCTGAGCGCCAGCCGCTCTTCGTAAGTGAGACTTCCAAAGTCAAATACAATGGAAGGTCCGGCGTTTTTCTCATCATCCTTTTCCCGCCAGCCCATACGGGTTTTGGCAATAAACATAGCGGCGGGCATTGCGGATGGGGAATCTTTCATAGCCTGTTGGTAAATATTTTCGGTAACCAAAGCGTCGGCTATTTCTCGTCCGCATTTAAGTTCATGGGCATAGGTATTTTTTAAATGTGTACGGCTAACGCCTACAATATCGGCAATTTCATCCAAGGTTTTACCGCGTTTGGCTAATCCCATGATGGTTTTACGGACAAGTTCAGTCTCATCAATCTTATGTTTCCGTTTGGGTTCGTCTTTGCCCCGCCGATTATCATAAGTTGTTTTGGTCATTATCCGCCCCTTTGTGATGCTATTTATATATCGTAAAAGTTGACAGTTTGGCAAGAGCATGTATGGTGGGTGTGTGGGGCGCTCTCATAGAAAGGTAATCACATGCGTGATGAATATCCAAAAATTGTTGGTTTAAAAGAATTACGTGAAACACGGCAGTATGATCCGTGGTCTGTTGCAATACAAATTGAAGGTGAAACCAATTGGTTTTGGCGGGTTTTGTATTGGATAACTGGCCGCCTATCATTAGCACGGGCCGTTATTGAACTTAAACGAGAAGTCAATAATTTACGTGCTTTACGTATTGCGGGGCTACGGGAAAGCGACCAAGCGGGGGCGTTGGGGTTGCAGCTATACGCTGAAAACGAAGCCCTTATGGCGCAAGTTGAAGATTTGACCAGTTTACTTAAAAACCCAATAAAACATGAAGAAACAATTGCGTTTTTCCGGGATGGGCGGGACAAAGCTATCAGGGAGTACGAACAATTAAAACGCAAATA